AGCGGATCACGGGCGGAGCGCCGATGAAGGCGCGGGGTATGCGCTCCAACGACTTTGTTGAGATCGCTCCTGCCTTCACGCCCTGGATCTTCGTCAACAACCCGCCCACAATCGAGGGGGCAGACGAGGCCGTGCTGCGTCGGCTCGTGATCGTGCCTTGGGATGTGGTGATCCCGAAGCGCTCCGAGGACTCCGAGCTACGCGAGCGGCTCATGTCCGGGGACAACGCTAAGGCCGTCCTAGCGTGGGCGCTAGACGGCTGGACGGCGTACGCGGCTAACCGGGACCTGAGTGCCCCGTTGGCAGCGATACCGGCTCGGGAGAAGTTCCTCTCTGAGCTGTCGGATACCGACCGGGCGCTTTGGGAGATTGCGGTAGTGGCTGAGGAGGCGTGGTGCATCCCCTCGCAGCTGTATGGAGCCTATAAGCACTGGGCGAACCTGAATGGTATCAAGAACGTCGATTCAGCTACAAAGTTTGGGACGTTCCTGAGCGGTCGGGGGTACGAGAAAATGCGGAAGAAAATCGACGGGAAGGTGACATGGGTGCGTCGCGGAATCAAGGTTTCTACAGAATATGAGAGGCTTTTCAGCGGGTCCTAGACCGGCTACGGACTCGGCTACCGACCCAGCTACCCAGAAAATTCGGGTAGCTGGGGGTAGCTGGATCCAGTATCGGGGGTAGCTGGGTTCAAATGGCAACCCAGCTACCAAGTTTCTGCAGGTAGAATGCTATATTTACCCTTAGGTAGCTGGGTTAGAGTAAAAATTAATAAGAGAAGAAAAGAGTATTTTTGTTTTAGCAGGTAAAATACTATGCAGAAAGAAAGACACGCATTACGTACCCCGTCTCTTACGTAAGAGCTACTAAGTGACCCAGACCCAGCTACCCGATCTTGTGGGATTGCAGTTGAAAACTGCACAACAACGGATGGAGTTCTGCACATGGCTTATCGGAAGGCACCAAAGGATCACACTGAGTTTGGTGGTGGCTCTGGTCTGATTGATCCGGAGTCCAGAAAGGACCGGAACCTCAGTCCGTATGAGGAGATGTTGGAGATGAAGCTGAGCAACCCGAATGACGCGAAGACGCCAGTCGAGGAGGTGGACCTGAACTACAGGCCGTCTCCGAAGCCCACCGAGTGGGATGATCCCGAGACCGCAAAGGGGACCTCGTGACCGAGCCGCACATCAGGGTGAAGCGGAGCCGGACGTGCCACTGCTGCTACCAGACGAAGAAACGGGTGCAGCTTCCGGCTCCGACCCCGGATGATCCCGACTACAAGGTTGCGGTCTGCCCCGACTGCGACAGGACCTCGGGGCGGGTGTAATGGCTCGGTTTTGGAATCCTCCACTCCACCCCTTGTGTTCTTGTCCGGATTGGGCGCCGGACTTCAGGGGCACGCCTCCGCCAGACCGGCGCGCTTGCAAGGGCGGGACGATAGCGCACCCGGTGATTGAGCTTGAGGAGATGACCGAACTGGTGGAGGCGATGCGCAATGGGGCGCAGAAGGGTTAACTACCGGAAGTGCACCTACGGAGGATGCGAGGTGTATCCGAAGTCCGGGCGGAAACGCTGCAGCGAACATAACTTCTGGAAGCTGCAGGCTGAGGAGTGCGACGAGCGTCCACCGAAGACTGATAAAGGGATGGAGTGGTGCGAGCCGTGCCACGAGTGGTTTGACTCGCCGCTCCACGTCCCGAAGCCGAAGCGGTTCACGAGCCGGGGTGAGTTAGCGCCAATTACCTTCCCTGGCTTACTATCAGCCGCGTGAGAGAGGGCTGTGCGATCTGTGAACAGACGCGAGTGGTTAGCTCCCCTGTGGAGCTGAGCCGGATGATCCAGTGCATGGAGCGCCGTGGGGTCATCCGGCGCCACTCGCTCGCTATACCCCGGAGGTTGTTCCGGTGACGGTTGTTGACTGGGGCGATGCCTCGTGGCTCGAAGAGGAGCCCGAGGATCAGTACCAGCGCCCCATATCCCCAAAGGAGAAGATCTGTGAAACCTGCCAAATCCCGAAACCCTGCTGGTGCGACTGAGGCGTGGAGACCTGCGAAGCCCGAGGAGACTCCGGGACAGATGCTGCCGGAGATGACCGAGGACCTGCCGGTTGCCGGTGAGACCGTGAACATCGGCCCGGAGTGCTTCGCTGCAAAGAACGAGAAGGTGATCTGCTGGAAGGGTCGGAACTACGTCCTGCAGGATGGAGAACGAGTGCACATCTGTGGCGACGGCTGTACGGAGCGCCACGACTACGCCGAGGGGCCAGAGGCAGCCGCGCGCCGGTACGCGCAACAGCTCCTCTCGCTGCAGGACGGAATGCGCCAGCGCGACTATAACCTCTCGTCGGTCTGTGAGGGGCACCTGGTGCAGTTCGTCCTCGATGCGCTTGACGACAAGGACGAGGAGCACGAGGCCGCACAGGAGTTCAACCTGGAGGCCGTGACGCATGCCTTCGCGGAGGAGGAGCTGATGGCCGACCTCGTGGCCGCTATGGTCCGGCAGGAACGGGGAAACCCTATGGGGCTGGTGGCTACGCGCTCCGGGCTCCGGCTCGTCCTCGCGGACATCGAGGACATGTGGGTCGAGGCGCACCGCGAGTGGAAGTCCCCGGACGGTACCAGCAGGACGGGAAGCCTGCTGCAGAAGGCTTTGGAGATGGCAGCTTTCTCGATGCGGCTGGCGCGAGCCGTTCGGGCGATGAATGGGGAACCAGGCTAGGATGACTGTTGCAAATCCCACGATCACCTTCGTGGACGGGGAGCGTCGGGTATCCGACCCCATCCCGGTTCCGCTTTGGAGCAATGTGACGCTCCTCGGGCAGCCGGGCCAGCCGACGATATACATGGGGTGCAACAAGTTGGTCCTGTACTCAGGACCATACCAGGTGGACGGGAAGCAGTTTGAGGCTCCGGCGATGAAGGTTCCGCCTTGGGGAGGACAGCCAGCCGGGACGCGCGTGATGCCCCGGGTTATCCCTGAGCCGGTACAGCGCCCGGTAAGGCGCCGGAGGTACGGGCCTGTGGTGATGCCAGCATGGGCGCTGGTTCTTCTCGGGGTGGCGTTCTTCGCGATGTATGGCGCGCTACTGTGGCTAGCCATACCTAGCTGGTAAAACGCCCAAGATCGCCGACGGGGCGATCTTTAAAAGAGGGGAGGCCGGGATTGATTGCCCCGGCCTCCCCTGCAGTTCCTAGCGGCAATTCTGCACACCGGGGTAGGCTCTCGGCCATGTGGAAGTACGTGTTCATGACGATAGTTGGGATCTTTGGTGGAGCTTCTGCACTCTGGCTTGTGGCGCGCTCCTTAACGCCCACGCCGCCTAGCTACTGGTTCTGCGCGCTGGTGGCGACGTTCGTTACGCTCGCTGCGGTCGTGCGCTCGGCTGGGAGGTCCCGGTGAAGAGCCCATACAGCCCGGGGAAGCTCCTTGTGTACGCGCTCCTGGCCATCCTCCTCGGGATTGGCGCTTCGGAATGTGGCGAGAAGGCCGAGCCCGCGAAGTGCACTCATGATCGTAACGGGAACCCGAACTGCCCGATACAGACGGGTAGGCAGCAACCCTAGCTCGTGTGGAGTACACTCGGGCCAGACGGGAAGGAGATGGACATGGAGACAAGGTACAAGCTCGCCGTAGGCATCCTGATCGGGGTGGTCACGCCCGCGATGATCCTGCTGATGGGAGCTTTCTGGGACATCGCGCGTTGGGGCGGGTACGACAACGGGCTTCTGCTGGCGCCGTTCCTGCTGCTGTTCGTGGTCGGCCACTTCATCGTGAACTCGGCCACTCGCGTGCGCCGGAGGAAGGCGTCGTGACCACAGCACGACCGAGGACCAGCTTCCGCTTCGACATGATGCCGTGGAAGCTGGTCTTCTGCGATCTCGGGTGGTTCGCCTGCCGCGTGGCTGACCCGGAGTACCCGCTATCGGGAATCCGACTGGAGGACATGCCCGATCCTCCGGAACCGGGGCGGGTACCCCAGGGCGTGGACCACGTCCACATAGTGCAGAAGCTTTCCGGCGAGCGGGACGCGCGTGAGGAGGAGAAGTGGCGCGCTCTCCTGTGGGGGACGGCTCGCTGCAACCACGGACGCCTCCCCGGGGACCGCTGTAGGTCCTGCCGTGGGTACGTCCCGAGTCTGGAGGGCACGCGGATAGGCACGACCGCAGACCGGCGCGCCATATACATCCCCTCTCGCGAGGAGATGCAGGATATCTTGAAGTGGGCTGGCTAGCGGCAGTTCTCCCAGTCGCTTAGACTGATCGTGGAACGAGGGAAGGCGAGAACCAGCACACGACGGCTGGCCTGAACGGGACAACCCGGAGCCGGACCTCAGACCCGCACGACTGAGGAGGTGGCTTATGCGACCGGGCTGAAAGCGGTCTGTAGGCTGACCACAAGATGTAGTGAAGGGGAACCGGGCTCGCCGTTACCCCGTGGCGGAGAGTCCGGTTTGCTGGGAGGGCAGGGAATGTGAAGATCATAGACTTCAAGCCGGAGCGCTCGCTGGTGCCGATGTGGAGCGACCCGCTGCACGAGCCGGATTTGAGAACGTTGCTGCGAGGGCGGGCTGTGGGAGGCCCACTAGACGGCAACAAGGTCGAGGCCCAGGACCGATGGGATGGGAAGGTCGGTAAGGGCTCGATTGATAGGCCTTACCCGGGACGGTACCGCTACACGGACGGCTCCTGGGTCTGGGAAGAGCAAGACCCCATCAGAAAGCGCTCGTGATCCGGTAGGATCGACCCGAGCGAAGACACCAAACACAGGAGGATATCATGACGGAGCCCGAGTTCACCGAGCCGGTGGCCGCAGAGCAGCTGACGACCGAGTTTGTGAGCGAGAGCGCGCCGGAGGCGTCGGCCAGTGAGGCCGAGGCCGCCAGCGAGGAGTGACCTAGTCGCTCCACCACCCCCACCCCTCCCCAGGGGGAACAGGGAGCTGTCCCAAGCGGATGGCTCCCTGTTCCATTCTTCGGGTATGCTTAGGCAAACCGGAGGTGGAGATGGCACAGAAGCAGAAGACCAAGAAAGGCAACATACCGGCCGATGACGAGTTCATCGAATGGATGCAGGATCGGGTGGCGCTGGAGGTCTTAGACCCTGCGGACGAGGAGTATTCGCTTCCGTTCGCGGCGAAGCTCCGCTTCAAGGGCCTGAAGGACGACGACGACAGCCCGTGGAAGATCCCTCCCCCAGGGAAGCGCTGCAACGGCAAGGCGTACGTCCGCGATGTCGATGGTGACTACATCGTGGACATGAAAGACGAGCGGATCATGCGGCCCTGCTACAACTGGCCGATGAAGGGGATGACAGTCTGCCTGTTCCACGGCGGAGGCGTCCGGCGCGTGAAGAAAGCCGCTGTGGAGCGGCTTGTGTCCGCGCTCGATGCGGCCTCGGGCGCACTCATCAAGATAGCGCTGGACGAGCGGATTGACGCGAAGGTCCGTGTGCAGGCAATCAACTCCATCATGGACCGCGTGGGCGTCCGGGGCGGGACCGAGGTTGATATCAAAGATCCCGGCTACCTCGATGTGCTCCGGGACATGTTCAAGGCTGGAGCTAAGAACCCTGGTGACGAATCCGAGGGCGACGATGCCAGCGATGAGTGATGAGGTCCGGCGCGCATATGAGGAACTGGACCGCGCCATAGAGAAGGTCCGGCTGGCGATCGACCCCGATCACAAGCATGTACTGGGCGACTGGGCGATTATCTGCGCCGAGCACGACCTGGAGAAGGAAGGTGTTGGCAAGACAACATATAGCCGACTCTTCAGGGGCGGGTACATGACTTATCACGTCGCTGTCGGGCTGTTTGCCACTGGGCTGGAGCTGACCCAGGAGGACGGTGCCGAATATGAAGGGTAGCGCTCCCTCGTTCCCGTGCTCCGGCAGCGGTTAGGGGCCAAGCGGTGGCCGTTCTTGACACAATCCCGGTGCCGCCCGAGCTATACGCCTCCCTCTGGCGCAAGTCAGGCTGGGAGCCGCACTCTGTCCAACGCGAGGTCCTGCTGGACCCTACCCGTAACAAGGTGCTCGCGCTCGGCCGTCGTGCAGGGAAGAGCCAGACAGGGGGCAGACGCCTTGTACCCGAGGCTTTTCGGGCTTGGACTGAGGTGGATGAGCTTGAGGAGCTTGGACAGCGGCGTGAGTACTGGATTGTTGGCCCGGAGTACTCCGACAGCGAGAAGGAATTCAGGACAGTCTGGAATGAGCTGAAGCGGCTCGGCTTCGAGTTCGATAGGCCGGGCAGCTATAACAACCCCGATTCCGGTGACATGGTGCTGTCGATGTTCGACCGGAAGTTCATCGTGCATGCGAAGTCGGCCAAGCACCCGGAAACCCTTGTGGGCGAAGGTCTCTCGGGCGTGATCATGGCCGAGGCCGCGAAGATGAAGCCGAGCGTTTGGTATAAGTACATCCGCCCGACGCTCGCGGACTTCAACGGCTGGTCCATGTTCAACTCGACCCCCGAGGGGAAGAACTGGTTCTATGACCTGTATATGACGGGGCTGGACGAGCGCAGGCCGGATTGGAAGAGCTGGCGCGCGCCCTCCTGGGTCAACCACCACGTGTACCCGGGTGGGGTCGATGAGGGATTCCTGGACCTCGCGATTGAGATGCGCCGGAAGCACAAGCTGGACTTCCTTTTCCAGATATACAAAGCGGTTTCGCGCGCTCAGACAATGCACTTCGTTCGGAATACGCAGGAGGCTCGCGCGCCGGGAGGGAAGCTAGCTCACAACCTACACAGCAATGGCGTCGTGGTCAACGCTGAGATCTGGTCGATGTTCCTGGACATGTCACAGGAGATGTTCAACCAGGAGATTGCGGCGCTGTTCACGGAGTACGTTGGGCGGGTATTCAAGGACTTCGACGAGGAGCTTCACGTCAAGCCCATCGAGTTCAACCCCGCCTGGTATACCTACGCCTGCTGTGACTACGGGTTCCAGAACCCGTTCGTATGGCTGCTGATCCAGATTGACCCGCACAAGGAGCGCGTCCACGTCCTCGATGAGTACTATGAGTACTACAAGACGACCGAGGAGGCTGCTAACGAGATCCAGAGCCGGGGGCTGGCTCCCCGGGTGATTCGGAGCTTCTACCCGGACCCAGCCGAGCCGGACCGCACAAAGGAGCTGGCGAAGCGGCTAGCGCTCCGGTCGCACGACAAGGGCTCGATCCCGCTGGACGACCGGATCGAGTGGATTCGCCGAGGGCTCAAGATGAATCTCCGGCTAGGCGGGCCAGCGATTACGATACATCCCAGGTGCGTCAACACAATCCGCGAGATGAATAACTACAAATATCCGGAGACTGCCCAGCAGGCCGGGGAAAAGGGGCGCTCCGCAAAGGAGAAGCCACAGGACAAGGACAACCATGCGCCGGAAGCACTAGGCCGATTCTACAGCGGGTTCTTCGGAAGACCCTGGGCCGATAAGGGCGCCACAAAGCAGACCAAAGCGAAGGTAGGGAGATGAGATGGCTGGGGTTAGCCCTTACCAGACCGCGCTTGACCTCAAGCGCACCAAGCCGGACTGGGTTCCGAACGAAGAGGATCGGGACAGAGTCCAGGCCTACAACACTTACTGGGACGTTTACCAGAACGTCGCGGAGGCTTTCAAGGTGGTGCTACGGGACGACACGGGTGACGAGATCTCGCGCCGGTTCATTCCCGCTGCCCGCACGATCATCGAGGCCACCAACCGGTACCTCGCGAAGAACCCGACCGTCACGCCGAGGCCGCTAACCGTCAACCCGGACGGGACTGAGGTCCAGCCGGACGAGGCTGCGACGATCGACCTTATGGGGCGCGTCAACAGCTTTTTCGAGCGCGAGGAGTTCTTCACCAAGTTCTCCTCGATGAAGCGCTGGATGCTGATTCGGGGTGACGGGCTGCTGCACGTTACGGCCAACGACCAGAAGGAGGAGGGGCAGCGGCTCCGGATTGTGGAGCTGGACCCCGGAAGCTACTTCACAATCAACGACCCGCTGGACGTGGACCGCGTGGTTGGGGTATACCTCGTGACGCTCGTGAAGGACGACAAGGATGAGCTTGTCGCCCAGCGGCAGGCGTACCTGAAGACGGAGACCGGAGCCATCTTCACCAAGCTCGACTTCTTCGAGCGCGACAAGTGGGATGACCGCTGGCCGTTGAGCGAAGACGACCTCAAGCCGGTGGATGTGCCTTCGCGCTTCGCGGGGATGGAGGCTCTGCTAGAGGGTTTCGATCTTCCAAGCCAGATCACCTCAATCCCGGTCTACCACTACCGCAACCGGCGCGGTGGCGGGCTCCCGTTCGGGATCTCTGAGCTTCAGGGGATCGAGACCTTGCTGGCTGGTATCCACCAGACCGCGACCGATGAAGACATCACCATTGCCCAAACGGGTATTGGCATCTTCGTGACCTCGTCGGGCTCCCCGAAGGACGATCAGGGGAACGAGCAGGAGTGGGTGATTGCTCCGGCCTCAGTGCTAGAGCTGGAGAGCAAGGACGACTTCTTTGAGCGCGTGAAGGGCGTGGACACGGTCCAGCCGCTCCTCGATCACCTGGGGATGCTGGAGGGGCAGGCGCGCCAGACGACGGGAACCCCTGATATCGCCGTGGGGACGGTGGATGTTCAGGTTGCTGAGTCGGGTATCGCGCTCGCTATCAAGATGAACCCCATCACCGCTAAGAATGAAGAGACCGAGATCGAGCTGAGGGGCCGCACCGAACAGATGCTCTTCGACCTCGTCAACATGTGGCTACCGGCCTATGAGGCGTACACGCCGACCGGCATCAAGCTGGTGATGACGTTTGATGACCCGCTGCCGGTGGACCGGGCTGCGGTGCTGAAGGAGATCCTGGATATGGTCGCTGCCAAGATCATCCCCATCGCCTTCGCCCAGAAACTGATCAAAGAACGGCTCGGCTATGACATCCCGGCTGACGCTCTGGCGCAGATGGCTGCGGAGAACCAGCAGTTGCTGGATTCCGTGGGCGGGAGGCTCGGCGCTGAGGAGGCCGGGGGCAACCCTAACGCAGGCGTAGTCTGATGGCGATCCCTGACCCCGTTGACTGGTCGGCTGCGCACGCCCGCACCCAGAATCTGGCCGCTAGGACCATCCTGCGGTCAATCGGGCGTGCGCACTGGGACATGATCCGGATGCTGAGGACGCTAGACGACCGGGGAAGTATCTCTGACCTCGTGCGAGCGGAGCAGCTGCGGACGATTCAGCGAGCGATGATGCTGGAGCAGGCTCGGCTCTGGGAGTCACTGGGCGACGTCATCACCGCTAGGCGCCTTGAGGCTGCGGCTAGCGCCGTGCAGCTGGGCTCCGCAATAGACGACGTGCTTTTTGCGGCCACAGGGCGGGAGGAGGACGCTAGAGCCCTTAAACGCAGTCTCATGGCCTCAGCTGAGCAAACAATCAACGTCGCTGTGGCCCGGATCACCACGAGCGCTCTCCCGCTGGCTCAGCGGCTCTACCAGTCGCGCGTCTGGGCGGATGGCCGGGTGCAGCGAATGATCAACTCAGCGCTCCTCCGTGGGCTCTCGGCTAAGGAGTTCGCGGCTGAGGCTCGGGGGTGGTTCCGGCCGGATACTCCGGGAGGCGTGCGGTACGCGGCTATGCGGCTCGCGAGGACGGAGATCAACAACGCCTTTCACGCTACCTCCGTCATGCAGGCGCAGGAGAAGCCCTGGATCTCCAGCGTCAAGTGGCATCTGAGCCGGAGCCATCCGAAGGCGGACGACTGCGACAAGATCGCGAAGGGTGGGCCGAAGGGGGATGGCGTGTACCCAAAGCTGGATGTGCCCAGGAAGCCGCATCCGCAGTGCTTCTGCTTCATCACCCCCGTCTCCCCGAGCGAGGACGAGTTTCTGGACAATCTGGTGTCCGGTAAGTACAACGACTACATTGACTCCAAGAACCGCTGAGGGGCTTGGAATCCCTCTGGACCCTTGGAGCAAAACGCAAGGGAGTAATGGAGATTACTCTCCAGGATCGAGTAGACTTCCTCTCACAATGGGATAAGATACGGAGGCAAGACCCATGACACAGCCTGATTCCGGCGCACAGGGCGGCGCTGAGGGTGCACAGGGCGGCACCCAAGATGGTGGAGCAGGAACCGGCAACGACCAGGGCACCGGGACACAGAGCGGAACCGGGACTCAGGACGGCGGCGCCAACGCAGGACAGACTCAGCCCGGGACAGTGAGCCAGGATGAGTACAACCGGCGGATGGAGCAGCTGAGGGTTGCTGACCAGAAGCGGCAAGCAGCGGAGAACGAGCTGCGGCAGCTGAAGGACAAGGACATTCCCGCACTGGAGAAGCTCCAGAGGGACCTGACTGAGGTGCAGCAGCGAGCCGACAAGGCCGAGGCAGAACTCAAGCAGGCTCGCCTGGAGAACGCCTTCTTCACTGATAACACCTACAAATGGAAGAACCCCAAGACCGCCCTGAAGCTGGCTGACATGTCCAACGTCGAGATCGACGATGCCGGGAAGGTGCACAACCTCAAGGGAGCGCTCGAAGCGCTCGCGAAGGCTGAGCCCTACCTCATCGACACCGGAGACGGCTCCGGTGGAGACGACGACAACGGCAAGGGAGCCAAGGGAAGCACCGGAGCCCTCGGGACTGGTGGAGCTGGGAACACAAAGCCCAGCGCTACCAAGGCCCTGGCCTCCCGGATTCCTGCCCTTCGGACGCGCGGCATCACTGGGGGATAACCCAACGATAGCCCGCAAAGGAGGGTAGACAATGGCGACAACGCAGATACCGCTCGACCCGCGACAGGCGACCGGTGTGCTGGTGGCTCCGGTGAACGCTGATGCGACGGGGCATGCAATTCCGATGCTGGCCGGAAGGACCTATATGGTCCGTGTCAACAACGGTGCTGCTTCCCCGATCACGCTGGACATCGATGACCCCGCGTCTGGGGCGGGGGTCGGCAATCCGGAGTACAACGACGTGACCGTGACCAACGGCACGTCGCGCGTCTTCGCGTTCAAGCGCGCCCTGTTCGGCAAGGTGCCGACAGCCGACATTGCCCTGACGTTCTCTTCCGCGACGACGATCACGGTCGAGGCGTACGGACCTCTGGACTGAAGGGAGGAGGAGAGCTAAGTGGCAAGGTTTGACAAGTACAATCCGCACAGCGGGGGCTTCCGGGCTCCGCTGGAAGCGGCGATTGCCGCCGCAGACGTCGGTAAGATCTATGCCGTTTCCATCAACAGCTCTGGCCGCGCTCTGATTGGTGGCCCGGCGCAGACCGCGATCAGCGGACTGATCTGTGCGGTGCGCCCGATGGCGGCTGGCGAGCCCATCGACGTCATGACCCATGGCGAGATCGAGGAGGCGACGGAGACCGCTGGCACGGCCTTCGTTCTCGGGCTCCCGGCCTTCGCGCACGCTGACGGGACGGTGGATGACACGTCTACCAATGGTGTGGCCGTCGGCATCACCGTCACGCGGGCTGACCGGCTCGTGGTCCGTTGCGCTTCGGCTACCACCTGAGAGGGGTGAGAACACATGGCCAAGGGTTACAACACCTCGGGTGATATCCTCACCCGTACCAGGGACGGCCAGGATCTCAACGAGATCTGGCGTCTCTATCAGGAGGGGCTGGCTGCCTTCAACGATCAGCGCCAGCCGCTGATCGACCTTCTGTCCTTCACGGTCAGCCAGACCATCGAGGACATTGTCCAGCCGGGGCAGGAGCGCTTCGAGGAGGCTACCGAGTTTGGTATCCCCTCGGGTATCCGCCCGGCTCCGAAGCCGATTGCCCGTGCGTACCCGTTCAAGTGGTACGACCTTCGCGCGGCGTACACGTTCCAGTTCCTCATGGGTGGACCCAACAACTCTGAGGGCGCGTCGTCTGCGCAGCTGGACCAGCTTCTGAACATCGCCATGGAGGCTGACAACCAGCTGCAGTTTGAGCTGGTGATGAAGGCCCTCTTCAACAACCTCAACCGGGACACGCTGATCGACAACGCGCTGTACAAGGTGACCGCCCTGTACAACGCGGACGGAAGCTACATCCCGCCCTTCCAGGGCACCAACTTCGACGGCACGACCCACACGCACTATCTGGCCACCGGCTCGGCGCAGGCGCACATCTTCGACCCCGGGGACTTCCAGACGGCTGCGACCCACGTCGAGCACCACGGCTACACGCGAGCCCAGGGCTACAACGTGATCCTCCTGATGAACGACGCGGACGCCACAACGACCATCGCGCAGTTCTCCAGGGGTGTGACGTTCGGTGGTGTGAACTCGGTCTACGACTTCATCCCGTCCACCGGCCAGAACCTCGTGATGCAGCTGCCGCCCGGTTTCACGCTCGTGGGCGGGCTGCCGCCGAACAGGTTCGCGAACCTGGACGTCAAGGGCTCGTGGGGTCCGTACCTCGTCGTGACGCATGGCAACATCCCCGCTGGGTACTTCGTCGCGGTGGCGACGGCGGGCACGAGCACGAACACCAACGTGGTCGGCATCCGGGAGCACGCCAACCCGGCCATGCGTGGGCTCGTCCTCAAGCCTGGCAACAACAACAACTACCCGCTGATTGACTCGTACTACATCAGGGGCATGGGCACCGGCGTTGGCCCTCGTGGCGCGGCGGCAATCATGTTCAACGGCACGGCCTACGCGGTTCCGTCCGCGTACGCCTGGTAAGGGAGGAGGCTGACAATGTCCCGGACCAACATTCCGATCGACAGGCCCCTGTCGGGCGCTGACCGTGCCTACCTCCTGATGCGGGGTGAGGACGCTCGGGTGAAGTGGTTTGACGACACCTACCCGCCCGAGGTCCCCGAGGAGGAGCTGGACGAGGACGACGAGGAGGAGCTGGACGACGGCTACGATGAATTGACCGTGGCCGCCCTCCAGGCCAGGATCGCTGAGCTCAACGCCGAGGGTGCCGAGATCACCCCGGCCAGCACCAAGAAGGCCGACCTCATTGCGGCGCTGCGCGAGTACGACGCTCGGCCGGATGACGAGGAATAAGCAGAACTCGCGATGATGGGGATGCTGGTGGAGATTCGGGCAGGGGATCTCCACCAGCTAAACGGAGGAGGGTACCATGGCCACGGCAGAACAGATTGCGGCGCTTCGACTTCTGATCGCTGAGGGCTCCGACTCGGAGCTGTACACCGACACCGTCCTGAACGCCATCATCGATGCCTCCTCCGGTGACCTCAACAAGAGCGCTTACGAGGTCTGGGTTCAGAAGGCTGCCGCGTCAGCCGAGCTTGTCGACATCAGCGAGGGCGGTAGCTCGCGGAAGATGGGCGACATCTATGAGCAGGCCCTCAGCATGGCCAAGCACTTCGGGGATCAGGTCTCGGGCGGCGTGACCCCGGACGCTCCCCGGTACACAAGGCTGAAGAAGCTAGCGAGGCCGTGATGGACTCTAACGAACTCCGGCTGCACCGCAAGCAGACCAAAGCCTTTATAGACGCTAACCCGATTGCCCTAGCGCTTGTCCCCCGCACGAGCGTGAACACCGGTACGGGGCAGAAGTGGACAGACGGGATACAGCGCGAGGTCCAGACGCTCCGCCTCATCGACCAGACGCCCACCTTCGGTCCCGAGCCCGGCACGGTCCTCGCGTCGGACGGCAGGCAGCGTAAGGCGGAGTACCAATTGCTGGGTGAGCACGATGCAGTGGTTGGGAAGTATGACTATTGGATCGACTCGGCTGGAATCCGCTTCGAGGTGTCCAACCTGATTCACCGCAACGGCTATGAAGTGAGGGCGGCGGTGATCCGCTATGGCGAAGGATAGCACCGACTTTCACTTTGAGCTCAACATGGCCCCTCTGCTTCGGGGAGTTCAGCAGCTTGACGAGCGGACTGACCGGGGCGTGGCCGGGGTTGTGGAGTACTGGGACTCGCGGATCGAAGCCTACATGAAGGTCAACGCGCCCTGGACCGACCGGACCGGGAACGCGCGCTCAGGGCTCTTCGCGAAGGCCGGGCATCAGAAGGGGCAGCGCCACTGGATCGACCTCGGGCACCGAGTCCCTTATGGGATCTGGCTGGAGATTCGGTTCGGGGGCAGGTACGCGATTGTGCTGCCCTCACTGATCCTGTTTGGCCCCAAGATCATGGGCACCCTGAACAAGCTCTTCGCCCGACTGGGCAATGTCTGAGATGAGGTGATGAGATGGCCATTGGACTTCCTACGGCGGTACGGAACGCACTAGCAGCTGCCTATACGGCGCAGATTGACGCTGGCCCTTCGGGCGGGACGATTGACATTCGGACCGGCACGAAACCAGCTACGCCCAACGACGCGGCCACAGGGACGCTCCTCGCTACCCTGACCCTGGACCCTGTGTCGTTTGGGGCTCCGGTGGCTGGCGTAGCCGCGCTAGACGCCTCCCCGGTCATTACCACGACCGGCCTCGCAGCCGGGACAGCTGGCTGGGCTCGGGTGAAGGACTCGACTGGCGCGAGCGTCAGCGACATCACCGTGGGCGGGACTGGCTCCGGGGCAGATCTTATCATGGACAACCCGGTTGTCGCGATTGGGCAGAATATCAACCTGACGGCCGGTACCGTCACGCAGCCCGCAGGCTAACGAGGGAGGTGAGCGATGGCTGTTGAGAGGCTCCTGGGGACGGCAAACCTGCTGGCAGTTGACAGCTCCGGCGCCATCGCCCCAGACAACCGGATGTTGGGCTACAACTGGAAGACGGATCAGCCCAACAAGCAGATCGTTGGTATCTATGTCAAGATGCCTCCGGCTGCCACGGAGTTTGCTGCTGGCACGCGAGCGCAGGTGTGGAAGCGCGCTACCCCGATATCTGCGTCCACGCTGGAACTGGACATCAACATCGGCGGAGGAGCTGTTACGGGGGCTGCGGGCTCTGAGCAGCTTGTCCCCGGCTCCTCCGGATACGCGCTGGTCCAGAATGCGTTCTATTTCACCACAATCTTCCAGCCGTTCAACCACGGCGGCAACTACTGGTTCAAGTCGCTCGGGAGCAACCCCGGAGGCGGAAGCCTCTCGGGGAACTGCATCTTCAAGAACACGATCTCCAGCACTATCAACCCGCAACTGATACCCCCGGACGACGAGACCTTCACTAACGGCCGGTTTGGCGTGGACGTCGCGATCAACGACATTGCTGGGTCGGACATCACCGCGACGCTCGCTCTTACGCTGCCAGTTCCACAGGCGAGCCTTGATGTTGATGCAATCGTGCAGGGGAGCATGGCTGTTGTGCTACCTTTGCCGCAGCTACAGATGTCCACCTTCGAGGAGATTCAGGCCAACAACTTGCGCGAATATGTCTGGAATCTCCTCAGGGCAGATCCTCAGCTGAACAGCTTGGGGATCAACGAGAACTCGCTTTTCGGGACGCTCGCGGCTGACTCGCCTTCGGCTGATCTCCAGAAATGGATGGTCATACGCTGGGGGCTTGAAGAGGCTCCGCTGCACCGCGACACGACCTCACGCCGGAGGTTTCTCAGCGTATGGGGATACGACCGGAGACGGGATTTCGCGGACATCGACCTCATGCTGCACCGGGCTCGGGCGGTCCTGTACCCGCTCAAGGGAATCAACTACAACGGCAGTGACGGGTGGATAACCGAGGTAACAGACAACGGGTTCTCGGATGACGTTTGGGACCCCGACTATGAAGCCTCCACTCGGAACTGGCAAGCAACCATCATCGCAAGCGGAATCTAGGAGGAGACGTGGCGACGAGAACAACGCGCTCGGCCGTGCCGGGCGGGGCAGAGGATGAGGTCATTCCCCAGGGCACGGTCACCGAGGGGGACGGCAGTGAGAAACGACCGATGACTGAGTGGGTCGTTTACACAGACGGGCGGCACTTCGAGGAGCGCAGGCTCACTCCGGCCGACTGGCAGAAGGTGGGTGTGGAAGGTCCGCTGGTGATCTGGGACCGCAGCAACGGCCACCGAGTGAAGAAGTCGGTGCTGACTGACTTCCTGGATGAGGACCAGTTCCACAGCTTCATCCTGGCTGACCCCCGCTTCGAGTTGGTGCTGGACTAGCGATGGAACTCAGGTGCGACAACAAGAAGTTTGGGGAGTTGACTGATGATGGGTACATCGAGGTCAAGTGCTCCTCGAAGTTCTGTGGGGCGCCTGGGACCGTCGTGCTCCACCGCTTCGACCCGCTGACGGGTAAATTGATAATTACCAAGAGGTTCCGTGATCCGGTGCCTGTAGGAAACGAGGAGGTGCAACATGCCACTCAACACACTAGCGTTGCCGTTCGGTCTGCGTGAGATCAAGGTCATCCCGTATACCGATGCGGCAGCGACAACGCTGGGCTCCGCTGTGAAGCTGCCCTACGCCCGGACGCTGAGCTTCGCGGAGGCCGAGGAATTCGAAGACCTGCGCGGGGACGACGCGCTGGTTGCGTCGCACGGCTCGGGCGCCAACGTGGAGTGGGAGCTGGAGGCCGGTGGTGTCAGCTTCGAGGCCGTGGCCGTCATGTACGGCGGCGTGGTCTCGACGACCGGCGTGACCCCGAATCAGGTGAAGAGCCTGAAGAAGTACGTCGGTACCACCTACCAGCAATCCCAGCGCCCATACTTCAAGATCATGGGCCGCTCCATCTCTGACTCGGGTGGAGACTTCTGGTGCGTGATCTACCGCTGCAAGGCCACCGACAATCTCGAAGGCGAGATGTCAGATGGGACGTTCTTCCTCACTGGAGCGTCCGGCCTCGGTTACAAGAGCAATGAGGCCAGCACGCTGAACCTCGTCTGGGAGTGGATCCAGAACGAGACCGAGACCGCACTGCCGTAAGGAGGTTGAACGATGGCAACATTCACCAACATCAACACGCCGGTGGTCAACCCTTCGGCGCAGCCCACGACCAACGTCATCACGGCCGCTGGCGACCAGTTCGCAGCAGAGTACGGCGCGAAGTACCTGGTTCGCTTCAACAACGGCTCGGCTACACCGGGGAACGTCGTCCTGGACGACCCCACATCTGTGGCGCCGATTGGGAACACAGCGTACAACCCGGACGTGACCGTGGCGATCCCGGCCGG